ATAATAGTATTTCCAGAAATTATTGCTACATATTCATTTGAACTTGTATAACTAAAAGTACCATTACTATTAGATGTAGGTTGACTAATTTGTATAGAATTATTTCTTTCATCATATTGTTTTAATGGTGGAATACTTAAACTCGAAATAATAGTTGTAGCTGGATTTACAGTGAATGAAGCAGTAGTTGTTCCAGCATTATAATTTGATGTAGCTGCCTGATTCCCCGTTATTGTAGTAGTACCTCCTCCAACAATAGTAATAGTATTGCCATCAATGGTTGCTACTGAAGTATCGGAACTGATATAAGTAAACGCACCATCACTATTCGAGCTTGGATTACTAATTGAAAAAGCAGCGTCTCCATATATTTTTTCTGGAATAGTAAATGTAGAAGAAAGAGAAGAAGCAATTCCCAATAAATATTTGTAATACTCAATATTTTTCTTAAAATAAATAAATTCTATATCTTCACTCGTCGATTCTAATACCCAATCTCCGCCATATTGGATATTTCCTGTATTATTATTTGATGCTCCTATAACTGCCTCTGTACTCGTATCTAAAACATTATAAAAATTAGCCCAACTAGGATGTAATAAAGTTCCACAAGCTAGAAAATCAATATTTTTAATTTGAAACTCTTTTATAATATCAATCAAAAACTGTGTATTTTCATTGATCCCCCCTTCGGAATCCGATTCAAATAATGGTTGATTATTTAAGAAGATATAATCGGGCTTTTTTTCAAACACAATTCCCAAACGTTCGATTTCAGGATAATTTCGTAAAAATGCTAATAACTCATCTCTCGAATACGCCTGAGAATAAAGAAATGGTATAGTAGATTCATTACAAGATTCTATAAATACTGAAGAATCTCTTACATTGGAATCTACCAATAAGATATTTACCATATTAATATATGTATAGATATATTAATATTTTCATTACTATAACTAACTAGCATATAAACCCACATATTATATATAAGTTAAGATTGAAAGTATGTCTATTTTTATATTATACGCAACGGCAATATCAAATAGATTATATATTTTTAATAAATACAGTGTTTTAGCAGTATATCCTAAATTTTTTAAATCACCTACTGTAAAACAAGTAGCTAATTGGCGAAGAGGATATACTCTGATTAGTTCACTTGCTAAATATCCAAAAGTTTGAATACCTTTATTTACATATAATCCAGTTACATTATCATAGTTTTGATTACGTAGATCGATTCTTAATATATCGTAGAAAGTTGGATATATAACATTTGAACTATCATAATAATAACTCATTGGAACAGTATAAGATATTGCCATTTTGGAAGCTTCACTCAAAGTATTACTTGGATTTGAATATCGAATACTACTGGGTCTATATATATTTGATTGTCCATCTCCATTACATATTGTAATTAACCCTAGATTATCAATATGTATAGTAATCTGAATATTATGTCCTTGAATATCTTTACCATTCACGATAATTTCTAAAATAGGTTGTCTAGTAGACTTTATCAGAAATGCGTATTTAACAGTAATTATCTGTAAATCGAATGGTAAATATCGTAAAGAAAATACTATATCAACATTATTGCCTATATCAGGTTTTATATTATAAAATGTTAACCATCCTGTCGCATATATATTAATTGCTCCATAGGATATGCTTTTATTTTGACTAATATCTAAAAATGAAAATCTATAACCATATAAATAAATAGTATCATAGTCGAAAGTTGTTGGCGATTTATCTTTAAATAATAAAGTATATTTATATATCGATTCAAAATTTATAATCGTACCTGAAAGATCTTGCGTATTTCCAAAAGGTAACATTGTAGAGTAGTTATATTCATATGGATATGTAGAACTGATTAATTCGTCATTATTATATGGTAATATAGAAGTATTCACTTGTAAAATATTAGATAAATCGGTATTATTCTGATATTGAGAATATATATTATTAATATGTGCTAAGTTATTTGATATATCTGTTTTAGTTGTTATTATTTTTGAAAGTAAACGATCTGGTGTAAAACCGATATTAGATAAATCTAATAAAGAAATATTAGAAATATCTGAATATTTATTTGGTTTTGGAAGTACATTATTTATATAATATTGTTTATAAGAATTAATACTACGTATATCTGTTGAAGGATAATTTATGGTTTGAATGATTGATAATGATATATCATATAATGTATATAAATCAAATGCAGTAAATCCATATTTAATAAAATCATCTGCTGGATATATAGTTAATAGTTGATTCATAAATAACGATTTATCCGTTTTAAATTTATATAATATATTAAATACATCTCGAAGAGAGAATTTCGACTGATAAAACTCTAATAATGAATAATCACCAGAATATAAATATATAATTTTGTCAGTGACCGATTTATCATTTAAAAATAATGTATTTAAAAAATCAGTAATAGTATAACCGGCATTACGTAGGTTTTGAATACCATATCCACTTAATATTAAATCATCTAATGTATATATATAAAGTAGTTTATCTAGAGTATATCCTACAGATAATAGTTGACTAGAAGTATATCCTACATTCTTTAACTGTAATACACTATAAATATTACTATTAAAAATCTCTGATAAAGTATAATTATCTCTGATCTCTAATAATGAATAATTATAATAACGTATTTGTGAAATAGTGTAATTAATATTTTTCCAATCAGATACATTTATTTTATTGTCTTTTAAAATTTTTGGTAGCTGTGATATAAATCTAGTAAATTGTAAAGGAAATCCAGCATTCGAAATATCTGTTAATGTATATCCAGCATAAGTATATTCTATATCAGCATATTCTGTTAAATAATTTGGAATTTCTTGAATAGTATAACTTGCGTCATGTAAATCGGTTAATGTATACCCCATTGAAATTATCTGTGAGATTGTAAAACCAAATTCTTTTAAATCGAGAGAACTTATATTTTTTGATTTAAAAAAATTTGCAGAATTATCAGTTAATATTTTATTATAAATATATGAACTATCATATAATATATTTCTTGAAGTGACGACTCCAGAAATATCAATCAATGAATACTGTGCAGTAGTATAATCATAGATTGGATATTCAATTTTTAACGCGATTTCTTTTGCTGAATATCCGATATACTTTAAATCAGATATTGTATAATTGCCAATTAATAACTCCGTAACTTGAAAAACAGAAGATATATCTGAACGTAAATAACGTATTTTTTGATAATCATTCACTTTAAATCCATCTTTAGTTTTAATTCCGCTTAGATCTACAACATTATAACTTGAATCAATGAAATCAATTAACTTGAACCCATTATTATAATAGTCTAATATTGTATATTTACTACGATTATTTATTTTAAGTTTATTTAATTCTGAAATCGTATATCCAGCGTAGTGTAATTGAGAGAGAGAATAACCAGATATATCAATTGCAGAATATCCGGCGATTCGAGTATCTACTAATAAATCTTCTATTCTAGTGTATCCAAAAGTCGTATATTTCGTTTTAAAACTATTTATATCCGCGATAATACCGCTTCCATCGAACGAAATATTACGATTTATAAGTGAATTAATAGCTATAGTTGTTTTATGATTAATATAGTAAGGTGGTATATGTCCTAGATAAATATCTGAATTGAGAGTACGATTTAAACTTAAATCTTGTAAAAAAATACTGGTTTGTATCGGATTATATCCTATTCCTGAAATTATATTTTCCATATAGTTTTCTTTTATTTGAGAGAAGTTCCAATTACCAATACGTTCTTTAAAGTAACGCGAATTAAAAAATAGGTTACGCAAGTCTGTGATTTGAAACGTTTGCCAAGACGAAAACTGTTGAAATATAGCACATGTAGAATCATTAAATGCACGATATAATGAAGTATTTGGTAGAAATTGTGGAGTATCGATTGCTTCTATTTTTCCTTTAAAATTTATAAATTGAAAAAAATTCGAATTTATTGCGGAATTTCTAGAAATTGGTATTCCACCAAACTGTTTTATTATAAACGTAGGTTCATTATAATAACAAAATGTATACGGATTTAATGATAATCCATCATTTGTAAGATAATCTATAAAAGATGACCAAGTTATTGTAACAATTGTATTACCACTATTATCGTTAATATTATTAAATGATATATCTTTAAAAGAATTTATTATATTGTTAATAGGGTATTTCTTACTTGTAAATGAATCCCATTTTGAGGTAGATACTTTATAGATAAATGTTCTATAGGAATTTACTACTTCTGGAGAATATCCAAGAGATAGAACTTTATTAACCGATAAATTATCTAATAAATCATATACTGAAAATCCAGCTAAATCATACATATCCTTTGAAAATCCATTGTTCGATACATCCAATATAACATATCCTAGTTGTTGTAGTTGATTTGTTAATCCTGCATCTATTATATCTTGAACAGTATATCCTAATGTTTCGAATCCATATTGCGATTGATAATCATTTTTCTTTACATTTCCAAAATATAAATCTTTTACAGAATATCCTGCATTAGAATATATTCTTTTTGAATTAAATCCATTTACTATACCATAGAAATTGGTGTTCCATTCATATTGGTTTTGAAGGTCATTTATAGAATATCCTGCATTTTGATATTCGATTTTTATAAAACTTGCATCTAATAAATTCCAAACTGCCCAACCATTATTAACAAAATCCTCTTTTAAAAAACCATAATTAAATAAATCTCTTGCGGTATATCCGCAGTTTAAAAAATTACTACATCTAAAATGCCAATATAACAATTCTTTAATAGTATATCCTATATTCGATAAATCTGTTATTTTAAATCCATCAGACTCTAGAGTCTGGGGAGTATACCCCGTATTCGAAAAATCTGTGTATAAAAATCCATTAGTTTTTAAATATCTTGGAGTATACCCCGTATTAAAAAAATCTGCGTATAAAAATCCAGCAGATTCTAACAGTTGAGGAGTATACCCTGCATTCGAGAAATCGATTAATTTAAATCCCGCAGATTTTAAGAATTGAGGAGTATACCCTGCATTTAAAAAATCAGTATATTTAAAGTTATTTGGTGGATATAGTAATTGTAGTGGAGTATAACCAAATATTTCATACCAATAATAATTTGCTCCAATTGATAGTAAATAAGGAACTGTTATAATTGATATATTTGAAAAATCACTTGTAATATCATGTAAATTGTCTTTGATCGTAAATCCAGCAGATTCTAACATTTTAGGAGTATATCCTACATTTGAAAAATCCGCGTATAAAAATCCAGCGGATTCTAGAATCTGAGGAGTATATCCTACATTTGAAAAATCGGTATATTTAAATCCAGCAGATTTTAACATTTGAGGAGTATATCCTACATTTGAAAAATCCGCGTATAAAAATCCAGCGGATTCTAGAGTCTGAGGAGTATATCCTACATTCGAAAAATTGGTATACTTAAATCCAGCAGATTCTAACATTCTAGGAGTATATCCTACATTCGAAAAATCGGTATATTTAAATCCACCATATTCTAAAATTTGAGGAGTATATCCTACATTCGAAAAATCAATATACGAAAAACTATTATCTTTCAAATACAATGGAGTATATCCTGCCTTTGAAAAATCAATATATTTAAACCCCCATTGTTTTAAAAAACTAACATCATATCCATAGTGAATATATTGTCCCATAGACGCATCATTTACTCGTAATAAAGCAACTATTGGTATTGTTTCTTCTGGTGTTGGCATTTCTTTCTATATACATACCAGAAAACATTCTTTTTCTTTTATCTACGATATTTTCTAAAAAATTGACATTGTTTTAAAAATAATTAGAAGTATCATATTTCTATATATTAGCATTAAAATGTCGTCATCTGATTCTGCTCTCGCTCTTCAATATCAACAAAAAACCGATAAACAGCATATTCTGGATAATCCAGATACCTATATTGGATCAATTGAGAATGTGGATGCGTCGATCTATGTTCTCGACGAGGATTCCAGTAGAATAAAATTAAAATCAGTTGAATATAATCCTGGACTCTATAAATTATTCGACGAAGGTATCGTAAATGCACGAGATCACGTCGTACGTATGATTCAATCTACATCCCCCGATAAAAAAACGGTTTCCTATATAGATATCTCTATTTCAGAAGAGGGAACAATAACGATCATGAATGATGGAAATGGAATCGATATTGCAAAGCATCCAGAGAATCAACTTTGGATTCCAGAAATGATTTTCGGACATTTACGCACATCTACAAATTATAATAAAGACGAAAAGCGTACTGTCGGTGGAAAGAACGGATTCGGATTTAAACTCGTACTAATTTGGTCAACATATGGTTATATCGAAACTGTCGATCATACCCGAAATCTGAAATATATTCAAGAATTTAAATCGAATTTGGATGAAATCTGTCCACCGAAAATTACTAAATGTACTGGAAAACCTTATACAAAAGTCGTTTTTAAACCCGATTATGCGAAACTGGGTCTATCTGGACTTAGTCACGATATGTTATCACTCTTAAAGAAGCGTATCTACGATATTGGTGCAGTTACTGATCATTCCGTTAAGAAAATCAAGGTTTCCCTAAACGATGCAGTTGTTCCAGTAAAGAATTTCCAGCAGTACATTGACCTGTATATTGGTTCAAAAGACGTATCGAAACGAGTCTATGAATCTCCTAGTGATCGGTGGGAATATGCAGTTGCTCTATCCGAAACCCACGAATTTCAGCAAGTATCGTTTGTGAATGGTATTTGTACGTTTAAAGGTGGTAAACATGTTGATTATATTATTGGACAAATTACTCGTAAATTATGCGATTATATTGAAAAAAAGAAAAAGGTAAGAGTAAACGCTTCGTCGATTAAAGAACAGCTTATTCTGTTTTTAAGATGCGATATTGAGAATCCAGCGTTTGATAGTCAAACCAAGGATTTTATGAATACGCCGTCTGTTAAATTCGGGTCGACTTGTTCTGTCACAGACGGGTTCATTGAAAAGGTTGCGAAAATGGGCGTCATGGATTTAGCATGTTCTCTTACAGAAGCAAAAGAGGCAAAACAAGCTAAGAAAACCGATGGTTCTAAAACAAAAACCATTCGCGGAATTCCAAATTTCATAGATGCGAATTTCAGCGGTACTGAGAAATCGAAAGATTGTATCCTTATTCTTTGCGAAGGACTTAGTGCGATGGCTGGTGTAGTATCGGGTATATCAAGTGATGATCGTAATACCATAGGAATCTATCCTCTAAAGGGAAAAGTACTTAATGTACGCGGGGAAGCTCCTAAAAAAATATCCGAGAATAAAGAGATTGCGGATATTAAGAAAATATTGGGTCTAGAAACAGGTAAAGATTATAAGTCAATGGAAGATGTACATAAATCTTTAAGATATGGAAAAATCATGGTAATGACTGACCAGGATTTAGATGGGTCGCATATTAAAGGTCTTTGTATCAATCTCTTTCATAGTGAGTGGGCGTCACTTACACGAATTCCTGGATTTGTATCCTTTATGAATACTCCTATTCTACGTGCTAAAAAATCTTCAGAAGTAAAACTCTTCTATAATACTGGCGAATATGAGGAATGGAAAGAATCCTTAGGAGAACGAGGTGTGAAAGGCTGGATCATCAAGTATTTTAAAGGTCTTGGAACATCGACTTCGGCAGAATTCAAAGAATATTTCGCACATAAGAAAATTGTTGATTTTATCTATTCTGGAGAAGTAACCGATGATTGTATCGATAAAGTCTTTAATAAAAAGAGACCGGATGACCGTAAAACATGGCTACAAAATTATGATAAAAATGCGTTCCTAAATACAAGTCGTACCCAAGTTCCATATGAAGAGTTTATCGACCAAGAAATGATCCATTTCAGTAAATATGATTGTGATCGGTCTATCCCCTGTATGGTTGACGGACTCAAGATTTCCCTGCGTAAAATTCTGTTCTCTGCATTCAAACGAAAATTAACGTCGGAAATTAAAGTCGCGCAATTCTCAGGATATGTTTCAGAACACTCGGCATATCATCATGGCGAAGCCTCTTTAAATGGTGCAATTGTAAATATGGCTCAGAACTATGTTGGTTCAAATAATATTAATCTTCTTGTTCCAAATGGTCAGTTTGGAACTCGATTACAGGGAGGCGATGATAGTGCTTCCGAAAGATATATCTTTACTCTATTAAATCCTCTTACACGTGCTATTTTCCCAGAAGCAGATGATTCTATCTTGGATTATGTAAATGATGACGGACTAATAGTAGAACCCGATCATTATGTTCCAATCATTCCATTCTGTCTAATGAATGGAATTTCAGGAATTGGTACTGGATTTTCGTGTAATGTTCCATCTTATAATCCTAAACAAATCATTCGATATTTAGTGGGTCGACTCTCTGGACAGCAAGTCGATACCGAGTTCATCCCTTACTACGAGGGGTTTCAGGGAACAGTAGAGACGATTAGTTCACAAAAATGGTGGATTCGCGGGAGATATGAGAAGGTTGCCGAAGATAAAATATTGATTACGGAATTGCCCATAGGAACATGGACGATGCCATATATTACATTCTTGGATGGACTTGTCGAGGGGTCAGTAGATAAGGATGGCAAGAAGACAGCCGCAGTATTAAAAGACTTTGATGATAAGTCGACTGAAGTTCGTGTTCATATTACAGTTACCTTTCCAAAAGGTAAATTGGCGGAGATGGATTCTACGGCAATAGAGAAAATACTGAAACTGAATACGACGGTTTCTGCTACGAATATGTATATGTTTAACGCAGAATCTAAATTAACGAAATACGAGACGGTTCAGGAAATTATCGACGAGTTCTATGATGTAAGAATTGCCATATATAAAAAACGTAAGGATGCATTAATTGTTTCTATGCAGCAGCAGTTAGTAAAATTATCGATGCGTGCGAGATATATTCAGGATATATTGTCCGGGCAGATCGATTTAAGAAGGAAGAAAACGGAAGAAGTCAATCATATGTTAGAAACAATGTCATTTACGAAGATTGACGGAGATTTTAAGTATTTGGTAAAAATGCCCATGGATTCGGTTACTGAAGAGAATGTTGAGAAGATTATGCGAGAGAAGGTCGATCTAGAAAAAGAATTGGAGGTGTTGATTGGAACTTCTCTGGAACAGATTTGGTTATCTGAACTAGGAGAGTTAGATAAACAATATGATATATATAAGATGGAGAGAGAGAGGATTCAATCTGGAGCTGTAGTAGGAGGAGAAAAGAAAAAGGTGGTTATTAAGAGGATCGTCGTGAAAAAATAATAAAATATACGATTCCCAAATATATAATTCAATAAATCTATAAAATCGAAATAAAAAACTTTTTTTTATATATAAAGTAAAACTAAATCATGAACTATTTATATACTCTTCAATTAGAACAAGGTAAATACTATGTCGGTATTACGGATAATCCCAATTTTATACTAGAAGATCATACTCCGACCGAATGGACTAACAAATATAAACCGATCGAGGTTATCGAATTCGAAGAAAGTGTTGATGAATATCTATTTACGGTTTTTAGAATAAATTCATATGGAATCAATAATGTTCGCGGATTTTTATTCGAGAGAATGGAATTGAATCCTTCAGAA